GATATTTATTCAAATGTAAATAAGTCATCGAAAGTTGTTTTTATATCAGTGTGAGCCGGAATATTCCATTCTAAAACACCTAAGAGATTTTCGACTTTTTGATCTACAATAGTTGCTTCCATTTCCGAGTCGTCGAATGGCAATTCTTTAAACCAACGCGGAATGTGACTTTCGTCTGTAGGATAACCAACACTAGTGTACCCTAATGGATTGTCTTTTAGTTTGCACACAATAGTTTTCATACCATCAACAATAGACATAGAATAGTTATCACCGTGCATTCTACGTAAGTTATTCCAGTTCATAGCAGCACGTACATGCCCGGGCATGTTGGCACGACCAAGACGTTCTTCTTCTCGAGTATATTTTGTTAAATTGTTAACACGTTTAGGAGTGCCTTTTTCCCATGCTGGTCTATCCTGGAATGAAATTTTAAATTCGCGAACACGGTTGTAAATTTCTTCTTTTTCTGCACCAGTTAACACCGCGGTTAATAATTCACTCAGAAAGTCTTGTACAATCTTTGGAGTATCACTGCGCTTGAGATCAAGACCCATGGCTTTTACTTTACCTGGCTTGCCATGTGTATCTAATCTGTTACCTTCAAGGTCATATATCAATACAGCATAGCGTTTCTTCTTTATGAATAGTCCCTTCGAAGCAACAAGTTCCCTCCCTCCTTGGATAAGCGAACCCATTGATCTTGGAACATGACAAGCTCGTTCCATAAAAGTGGGAAAGGAATCATTGACCTGATCCGCGATAGAATCGTAAAGTTGGGCACAGATTTCTTTGTTCCATTCCATTCGTCCTGCTTCCACCTCCTCTCTAATCGCCGGCCAAGCTGTAAAATAGCATGAGTCAGTGTCTCCATAGATGATGGATTTGCCAACATGGTCGTACTCTCCGAATATGCACTCATTGATATACGCATCCATGTGTTTCGCGATAATACGCCCGGTAAGAGTAGTACTTTGACCAATTCTTTTGTCGAAAAATCTACAACCTGGATTGAGAATCGCTCCGTAGAGACTGTTAAGGTTAATCTTTTTGACCAACTGTCTCTTATCCCAGAAAGCTTTGTCCTCATCAGTAGTTGCTTCTTTTTTCTTTGCTTGCAATTCCTTGCGTTCTGCATACCACCTCTCTAATAGTCCAGGCACAATTGCTTTTTGTTCGTAACTAAAGATTGTGCCATTGGCCGATAACATCCAGGGTTCATTTGAGTCAAAAATTAGTCGCCAGATATCTGCTGCACTCATAACATCAGATCCTCCGGCTTCCCAGTCGATGGTAATTTCTGTGCCAATTTCGCCATTCATTACTGCTGTATATTCAAGACTACCAAACATGTTTTCCCAAGCATCTGCAAAACTTGAACCTGCGGCCATCTTGTCTTGAATATACCTATCGGTCATTATCGGCCGGAGTTGTCCAACAATCGACTCTTGTGCCATGTTAAGAGCGCGGATTGCTGACGGGTAGAGCGAGTTAATGTCGATTGCACCGATCCAGTCGTGCATACCTTTCTTGGGGAAAGCAACATAGGCACCTGCTGCTTGTGTGTCTCCTTGATCATCTCTTCCTTTCCTATTAGGTACTACCATTCCTCGTTGATGTGCTTCGTTGATAATTGCCTGCTCTGTTACCGCTACTGCTCCCATTGTAGTAGGAAGTAATACTGTATTATCATGCGCTAGTTCATTGGCTAGATCTAGAAAACGTAGTTTTTTATCTAGTTTAGCAACAAGCATAGTATCTTGCCTGTTATAATCAATGAACTTAGGAAAGTCTTTATTATATAATTGATCTAGTGTGCCTTCATATTGTGTTTTACGTTCATCTAGTTCATATTCACCAATTGCATCTAAGGAGTAACTATGACGTTCTTCATATGTGTATTTGCGATACAGTTGCATATAATCCATATGCACACGACCAATAAGATCAAAAGTTAAATTCTCTGCACCAAACCTTTCAAATGTACGTTGCTTAGGTAGTTGACCCCATAAGCAGAATCTACGAGTATCGTCTTTATTCAATACTCTAGTGATACGCATGACCATGTAGGGAATATCAAAACCTTCCGAGTTCCAGCCACTTAATATATCTGCGTCATCAATGACATCTAAGAAAGTGTTAAGGAGATCTTCTTCTCTTTCGAACAAGAAACAGTTGTCATATTTGTTGCAGATTTCTTGTGCGGTTGCCCACGAATAACTTTTTGGAGGAACAACAAGAGTGACCATCTTGTCCATCCAGTCAAGATAGACTGAGATAGCTGTTATCGGATTAAAAGGATCTTCGGGCTTGCTGAAGCCTCTTACCGGATCAAAGTCAACCTCAATATCGAAAAACGCAGTATGTAGTTGGGGAGAGGTTGCCCCCAAATAGTTTTCCTCGAGACAGCGGAATACCGGATTAATATCCGACTCCCAAAGTCGTTTGTTACTGTTAATACGTAACTCTTTTTGATATTCTTTGTTTGATCGACTTGAGAATCTACTTACTGGAGTTCCGTATACAGTACGAAATTTACCACGTGGGTCGTCGTAGTAAAAGATATAGTTGGCTGGGTACTCTCGGTATATTCTTTCACCGTTAATTCGTTCAACAATATGGATACGATCCGATCCACGATCAAATAGTGCGTCGATATAACTCATGTATATATTATATTAGTTTAATAGTAGTCTTGCAAGCCCAACGGTATCAATAGTTGTTAATAACAAATAATTTAGTAGCATACCGAAGCTTCTTCTAGTCCATGCTGCCCAAGTATACATCAGACAACCACCGATCCAAAAAGGATATAAAGTTAACAAAGGTGGGTTAGGTACTGTTAATGCAAATACTAAAGCACACCCGACACTACACGCCCATGCAAATATTTCTACAAAGAATCTTATCTTGTGGCTTTGCCAATCGTCTTGTATCCAATTAAAAATACGAAACATTAAATCATTCATAGTATATACTATACAACTCTCTTATGTTTAATTCTGGGTGTAACTTTTGAATACTATTTAACATTTCTAGCATAGCGGTATTGTCATCGGCCCACGTCATATTATCTATATAATTTAAAACTCGATGATATGGAGGAGTGTCTTTGAGAGATTTAATCTGAACAAACTGTTCTCTAATTTTTTTTATAACATTTTTAGGCACAATTCCCAATCCTACATTTTGTGTGTCTTGGACTACAAAATGGGCAGAAATATTTCCCGGCTCGAACATATTAATCTTTTGACTTATTAAGTAATCCCAAAACCTTCCAATGTGATGGATATTTAATGCAGTAACTACGGTGATAATGCAATGATTTATATTAGGCCTGGTATATGCAAATTTCCTTAAAGTTTTAAAATTTTTATAGATCTGTGGCCAATTACTTGGGGTTCTTTGAATGTATGCTATTTCGTCCATCCCATCAAGACTATTGATCAGTGTTACTTCTGAAAAATCTTGTATAGCATCTAATAATCGTTTATTAATATTTGTAGTATTAGTAATGACCATTAGTTCTAGATTTTTGAAATTTTCTGAAGTCTTTAAAAATTCAATAAACTCAATGTTCTCATCAAGTAAAGTTGGCTCCCCACCGGTAATATTAATGTGGTATATGTAATCGGTAAATTCGGAAAAAATTCTTTTTAGTGTTAATGTTTTTGGCCAATCATAAACAACACCAAAATTAGGATATATCTTTTCTGGATCGCCGATCCGACTATGAAATTTTATGTCACGAACGTTGATGTTTTTATTAGTGTAAAACTTTGACCAATTATTGCTATAAATGGGATAGCACATTTTACAAGATAGGTTACATAAATTGCCCGACATAACTTGAAAATCTGCGGGAAAACATGAATTTATTTCACCATTGGTATTTTTTGCTTCGTCAATAGCTCCTTGGAGATCGTATCCCTTTCTCTCCATTTTTTTATACAAATCTAGACTAGATGTTCTTGTGCTTTTTCCTTGGTTACCAATTTCATTATCCCAACACTGAAAGCAGGACTTAGGTTGTTGTCCTACTAAAAACTCTAGTCTAATTTTTTTATAATGATTACTGTTCCATGCCTCTTTAAGAGTATGAGTTTGAACATTAAACTGTTGACCTTGCTCGTCGAGCATGTTACCGCTATCAGAGCAACATATTTTTATTTGTCCATTAGGATCTATATGCATAAATCCAAAAGGCATAGGACAAAATTTATTTTGCATTAAAGAGTTTTGCCTACGGTTTCTAAAATAGTGTTTAATTCTTCATGATCGGCGTTCTCGTCCCCAAGCTTAGATTTAAATGCAACACGAATAGCTTTCTTGAGAATAGCTGGTTTGATTTCCATTTCTTCTGCTACAGCTTTAATAGTATCACTTAGTCCTGCATTGAGATCTTCAACCTCTTGCATGATAGTCATACCTTCATTGATAATTTGCGTTAACTTGGCTTTTTGTTCTGCAGAGAACATTCTTGAACTCATGGTATCTCCTAATAGGTTAAGTTAAATTATTATAAATGATTTTTTATTGAAATACAACATTATATTGCTCACTTTAACTCTCTGGGCACGACTCCTTTGAGTAAGCCAGCAGCCGGCTCTTCACGGTCCTAAGGTGAAGACTTATTTTTTTGGTTCACTTGTTTCGCAATCTCTTATTCTGACAATTTTACCGTCGTCACGTGATTCTTCTCTCCATTCGGTACATACTTGTTTTTCCTGTGTATTTTTTTCCGCTGTGATTTTATCTACAGTATAGCTGGCACTCATCCATCCCATAGCGGAAAAAAACCCCCAAACTATCATATATGGTATTTCACCTATCATGGTAACCTCTCCTTGATTATCTCTATTACTTGATCACTTAAAACAACTTCATAATGATTTATTTCTACATCGACTAACTCCATATCTTGCCCATGGTGACGTTGGCTAGCAATAGTGACTACTCCATCATTTGGTTGTGGCACCCATGGCGCATTACCAGTAATAGTAACTACATTGGTCCATGGATGTTGTACTTTTATTTTTCTTGCTTGTCTCATTGCCCACGAATTAGGACCTATATCCTTTAATAACCTGCTATATGGTAAGAAATACTTAGCTACATCAGCCATTTCGGCACCACCATATGGTGTGCTTAGTGTTACTGCACCTAATACTTTATTAGGAAAATAATCAGCTAGATGTAATGCATATATACCCCCTAAACTGTGTGCTATAAAGAAAATTTTTTCTTCGTCAGCAAGTTTTTCTTTTATATCTTTGAGATTTCTTTCAAATCCATTACGGCTATCATAATCGATTATTATATCACTATCGCGTCCAATTTTCTGTCTGATATAGTTAAAACTTTCATGGGTGGCACTAGCTCCGTGAATATACACATTTTTCATTTTTTGTACTCCGGCCACAAATTGGCAAACTTATATTTAAAGTTGGGCCAATATTGGTTTTCTTGTGTTAAATGCCAATTATATAATAAATCACAACTATCAATGTTGTTTTTTGCGTTTCTTAAATTAACAGCCATGTCTGATAAAAATTTACGTTGTCTAGGCCAACTATGGTACGAAATTGATTTTTCAAGTTCGTCAGCTGCTTGTAATCTAAATCGTTCAGGTAAATTTACAACTGATAAAATACTAGGATGATTTAATTCGTTCCAACGAATATTTGGAAGATTATTTTGTTTGAAGTATTCATGTACCGAGGATAAATCTAGGGCATTATAAATTGAATAAACCCCAGCAACACCAATTATGTGCCCAGGTCGATCTTTAATTGCATTTTGTAAATATCTGATATTAGCAAGTTGCGTATTCCATTCTGCACCATGTCTAACATATTCAAATTTTTCTTCAACTGTATCAAAACTTACATCCCATACTACACGATTTTTTTGAAGTAATTTTTTAAAAATTCGATTATTTTCTAATGGAACGCTAAGATTTGTAATTAGATTAATATGAACATCTGGATCAATAACATCTAATAGTAAATCGTTTTCTTTTTGTAATAAAGGCTCACCCCCTAGCAAACCTAAATTTTTTAAACTAGACCGATTTTGTTCTATTAGATCGAGAATATTCTGCATAGTATCAGTATAATCTAATCTCTCCACTGGTATTTTTTTATGTGAAGCCCATTGACTACTTGCATCATGCCCACAATATGTACAACTTAAATTACATGTATTACTCCATCTAATATCTAAGTTTTGTAGATGTTGATCCTCAAGATTATTAATATCAATTATTGCATTATTAGAAATATCATCATACCAGCTACGTTCACTTGCACTAGACATTTGTTCTTGTCTTAGACAATTAGAGCAATTAGGATGTTCTTGATTATTAAATATCGCTTGTTTTATTTCAGTTAAATGATCTGATTTAATAACCTCCTGTATAGGTATCCGTCTTAAATCTGCGATATCGATAGTTCCACCACAACAAGTTTTATAGTCTCCTTGCGGGTTTATATGAATGTTAGTCCACGGCGCATAACAAAAGTTACGCCCTATTGTTTTTGAAAGTTGTATAGTCATAAAATAATGCGGCTGCTGCCGCATTGTTATTTAAGAGTAGAACGAAGCATCCAAGAATGTTTATCGTGTGCGTCTTGGCGTCCTGCTAAGAAGTCACTTAGTCCATGTAGCCCTAATTCTTCAGCTGCACCAAAAACTATACGAAACATTTCGCTCATTTTTTCGCTGTCATTGAGTAATTCAGCTACCATTGCGGCAGCATTAGGAACACCAATCTCATCTTCAACGGCAGATAATGCACTGAAGCGTGTAAAAGATCCTGGCGTATACGCTCCTGTTTTTCTGATATTTTCAGCAAAATCATCTATGCTTCCGTATACTTCTTCATAGATTTTACCAAATAAGTCATGCATTTGGGTAAAAAGAGGGCCTTCGACATTCCAGTGAAAATAATGTGCTTTTAAATAAAAAGCAAATTCACTAGCAAATGCTATTTTTAGAGCCTGATGTAAAGATTCCATACTACTATTTACCTACCCTGTCCTCGATAAGCTTTATAGCTACGACGATAACTTTTGTTCATTGAGCTGGTTTTTGGTCTTAGTCCTCCTATATGTGTACGTTTTACTACATGATCAATTGCTGGTTTACCTGTCGAAGTACCTTTTGCTTTAGCCATTTGATTTCTCCTTGAAAATTAATCCCATGCTACCATTTTAAAGCGTTCTCTTATTATACCAAAATATTTACACTTGTATTCACTTTGTGCAAAAAAGTCTAAATGATGCCATTCATCTTTACGTTTTAATAACTGTTGGGCGGCATAGTCCCAGTCAATGCTGATTAATATCGGCTGAATGTGATCTTTTATTTCTAATAGTTCGTGGTAATCAAATCCATCGTACTCCCAGTGTAGAATTTCAAATACATTTCCGTACACGTCAGCATAGTCCATACTAAAATCCATACCCCATTTTGGACGTAGATTAATTAATTGCCATATTCTAGGAAAGTATTTGGTCCACATTTTTAATTGACTTAAAGCGTCTCCTGAATATCCTTTGCGTTCAAATAATAAACTATGATTTAGTATAGGTCCTTCAATTTTGTCTGCTTGATCAAACCACGGTTTTTTAATAGCTGTTCGATGACTGCGATGTAATTGTGTTTCTGTTAAATTAACTGTTGCAAACATTTTTTCAAGTTCAGTTAGATCGTATCCGTTTTGATCAAATAATTCTAAGTGGTAGATTTTAGGTGCGAAAAAACCCGGAAGTGGTCTTGACCAATTACCTTCCGGGTTCCATGTGTTATCAGTTAAAACAAAATCCTTCATTAATCTTTATAAGGCACACAGTTGTTGACCCTTACTCCGCCCTTCATTTTAGTGCCTGCTTTGCGATAGCCTTTCCAGCATTTTGGATCCAATCTAGTTTTTTCTTCAAGTACTTCGTATCCTGCTCTCTCTAACTCTTCGACGTATTTTTCAATGTCTTCGTTAGTAGGCACACAATTTGGAACAGTCTTTCCTGCTTTCTTTTTGGTGCCCACTGGCTTATATCCTTTCCAGCATGGATTGTCTTTGGGATCACGCAAGCCTTCCGCCACACCTTCTTTGAATATACTTTCCCATCCGTCTTGCCACACATCCATTTCTTCAGGTTCTTCATATGGGTTGTCTTCTAAACTTTTGCCATTTCTAGCGGCCAGTCGCCCGTCTATAAATACAGCATATCTATTATCATCGACATCGGGCAAATGTTCAGGATTAGTACCTCCTAAAGCATATCCACCAAGGCCTCCAATTACTGCTCCCGGAATACCACCTACCATACCTCCTGCAATTCCTCCGGCTAACGCACCTTTCGTACCTTCCGCCACATCCTTCTTAACCCGGGCAACACCTACCATATGATCCTTTGGTTCTACAGGCCGCCGGCCCTTTTCCTGTTCTTGACGCTTTTTAGCAGCAAGATCTGCTACACTACCTTTTTTAGGCTTCTTGGCACCATAACTGAATGGACCTGCTTCATCTACTGGTTCTTGCGGAATAGCTTTTTCTACATCTTGTTGAGTTGGTTGCCCAATAAAACTAGTAGTCTGTCCTTGTGCATTAGTAATACTAGATACCTGATTACCGCCTTGTTGTACATTTTTTCCCGTACCACCAAAGCCAATACCCTGTGCTGTAGTTGCAGTCACGTCACCTAAATTTGTTGACGCTGTTTTTACTGTACTTTGATCT